GGCCGTGGCCGGGCGACGGAGTGCGGCGCTCGCGCCGCTGACCACGTGGGCGCCGTGAGCTTTGTGCCGGTGCGCTGTTACTGCGTCTGCCACGTCGGCCAGGGCGATGCGCGCGACCGCGACCGGCACCCCGACGAGCGCGAGGGGCGGCGGCGGGTGTAAGATGGGTGCTGGCCCTTGGTCGGTGCGCAGGAGGAGCGGCGGGATGGCGTAGTGCCGACGTCGCGGCGGGTCTCGAATCCCGCAAGGCTGATCAAGGGCTTGACATCCGCCGCGGCCCCGCCGTAATCTTTGCGGCGATGCAGGACGGTTGAGACGGACAGACGGGCGGCAGGAGCGCCGTGGGCTCGAACCCCGGCGGCGCACACCGAGCGGCCCAGCAGCGAGGCGCCGGGGCGGCGATTGGGCGGCCCGGCAGCGACGTAGGCGACGCGACGGCTCGAACCCGGCGCGGAGGCTACCCAGAGTGACCTGACAAAGGTCCGGGGTGTCTCCGCGCCGCTCGCGTTTCAGGCGCTCCCCGGCCGGGAGAGCGCCACGATGACTCTCGAGGAACTGCGGCAGAAGCACGGCAACGCGATCAAGCTCGGCCGCGAGATCGCGGAGAAGGCGACGGCCGAGAAGCGCGACATCACCCCGGAAGAGCTGAAGAACGCCGAGCAATACCTGGCCGACGCGGACAAGTACGGCAACGAGGTCCGCGTCCGCGAGGGGCTCGAGCGCCACGCCACGCAGCTCGCGACCTCGACCGGCGTCTCGGCCGCGGCCCGCGTCGCGACCGACCCGGCGACCGACCCCGACGGCGACACCATCACGGTGCGGAGCCTGCGCAGCCGCCGCCTGACCCGCCAGCGCGAGGAGCTGGCGGAGATCTCGCGGCGCCTCCCCAAGGACCCCGAGGAGCGCAAGGCGCTCGCCAACCACTCCTTCGCGCAGTGGATTCGCTGCGAGGGGCAGATGACCGAGCTGGAACCCGAGGAGCGGGCGTGCCTGGCCCTCCGCGAGTTCAAAAACGGCGAGGCCGAGCACTGGGGCGACGAGAAGGAGCAGTACTTCGGTCGCGGCCTCTCGCGCTCCGAGATGCGCGCCCTTGGCCTGTCGGTCGGCTCGGACATCGCCGGCGGTCTGATCGTCCCTGACATGCCGCAGGCGCAGATCGTCACCGCCATGAAGGCGTTCGGCGGGCTCATGCAGGCGGTTCACCTCGAGGAGACCTCGACCGGCGCGCCGCTCCCGATCCCGACCAACAACGACACCGCCAACAAGGGCTACCGGATCGCCGAGGGCGCCGCGCGCGTCACGGCCGCGAACCCGACCTTCGGCGTGGTCATGCTGAACGCTTACCTGTACACGACCGGCTTCATCATGGCGTCGCTCGAGTTCTTGCAGGACGCCAAGGACGTGGTCGGCTGGCTGACCGGCCTGATCGGCGTGCGGCTGGCCCGCGGCCTGAACTCCGAGCTGACGCTCTACAACGGCCAGGCGCTCCCCGGCATGACCGGTGGCAGCGGCCCGACCGGCATCGTCCCGGCCGCGGTGGCCGCCGGCGCCGGCATCACGACCGCCAGCAACGCGAAGATCACCTTCGACGAGGCGATCGGCGTCAAGTACGCGCTCGACCCCGCCTACTGGCCGGGCGCGAGGTACATGTTCAACAACACCACCCTGCTCCAGTTCAAGCTCATCAAGGACAACCAGGGCCGGCCGCTGTGGATGAGCGGCGTCGCCACCCGCGAGCCGGACATGATCGACGGCGACCCCTACATCATCAACCTCGACATGCCGGCGATCGCGCCGTCCTCGGTGCCGGTCATCTACGGCAATTTGCAGAACTACTGGCACCGGCAGGTCAGCGGCACGAGCATCCTGGTGCTCCGCGAGCGCTTCGCGGACCAGGGCCAGGTGGCGTTCCTTGGCTTCGAGCGCCACGACGGCAACCTGATCGACGCCGGCACCCACCCGGTCAAGTGCATCACGATGCACTCGTAAGGGTGCGGAAGGAGAAAAGGCCATGGGCGGCTCCATGCACAACCTCTACACCGCGGTCAAGGCTCAGCGGGTGTCGAACGCGGTCGCGGCCGGCACCACGCTGATCACCCCAGGGGCCGGCGTCAATGTCACCGGCTTCCAGGGCGTCATGTTCCTCTTCTCGTTCGGCACCCTGACCGCTGGCGCCGTGACCTCGGTCAAGGTCCAGGAGTCGAACGACGGCGGGGTGCTCGACGCCTACACCGACATCCTCGGCTCGCACTTCACGGTGCCGCAGGCGACCGGGTCGAACCAGGTTTTCTGGATCGACGTGTTCCGGCCGAACCGCTCATGGGTGCTGCCGCTGGTGTCGCGCGGCACGGCGAACGCGGTCCTCGACAGCATCCTCGCGCTCCTCTACGGTCCGAACAACGTCCCGACCGTCCACGACGTGACCACGGTCGGCGGCGGCACCTTCGTGCCGGACGGCGTCGGCCCGGGGACGGCGTAAGGCCATGGGCGCCACCTCGGCGGACCCCACCTACGTCGGCAAGGTCCACGGCGCTAACGGCGGGGACGACCTCGTCGTCGAGTCGGGCGGCAGCGTCAACGTCCTGGCCGGCGGTGCGCTCAAGCTCGCCGGCGTGGACGCCGCCCCGGCGCTGGCGTCCCTGGCCGGCCTCGCCGGCAAGCTCGCGACCGGCACGGTCGTACTCGGCGGCGCCAACCCGACGACCGTCGCGACGGGGCTCGCCACCGTGCTCGGCGGCGTCGTGACCTCGCAGCTGGCCGTGGCGCCGGGGCTCGACCCGACGGAGTTCACCTGTCACCCGAGCGCCACGCCGGGGAGTCTGGACATCTACGCCTGGAAGCCGACCGACTCCACCCACCCGGCGCTGATCGCGTCGACCAACAACGCCGTCACGGTCGCCTGGCTGGCCTTCGGGAGCTGATAGCGCGCCGTGGGCTCCTCCGTCCTCATCCCGTCCGCCGCGCCCCTCGCGCTCGTCGACCTGGCGAGCGTGAAGGCGCGGCTGTCGGACATCGCCCCGGGTGACACGTCGCAGGACGCCCTGCTGACCAGCCTGATCGGCGGCGTGTCGCGGTCCATGGAGAGCTACCTGGGGCGGCACTTCGCTCGCCAGACCTACTACGAACAGATCGCCGGGCGCGGCAAGCCGTACGTGCTGCTCAGCGAGTACCCGGTAGACCGCGACTCGCTCTCCGTCGTCTCGATCTACCAGTTCGACGTGCGGCCCTATGTGCGCATCCACGACCCGCGGATCGGCAAGCTCTTCATCTGGGGGAGCTGGGGCAACGCCGGCTCGTGGGCGCAGGGCGGCGGCTTCAACCTCCCCGGCAACGTCACCTACGGCGAGGACCTGACGGTCGACGTCCAGTACACGGCCGGCTGGCTCCTGCCGGGCCAGGTGACCACCTGGAAGGCGGCGCAGGCGTACGCCAAGGGCGCCTGGGTGCGCCCGCTCACGCCGGGCGTCACGCCGCTGCTCTTCCAGTGCACGGCGGCGGGGACCTCGGGCGCGACGGAGCCGGCGTGGCCGCTGCCGGTGCCGGTCGTCTCGCAGAGCCTGTGGAACACGCTGACGAGCTCCTTCCCGGTCGCGGACGGCACGGCGACCTGGCAGTCGGCGGACGCGGCGGAGCTGCCGCTCGAGCTGACCGAGTGGGCCTGCTGGGCGGTGACCGACCGCTACATGAGGCTCGATCTGCCGGCGGGCGCGACCTCGGTGGACACGGACGGCACGCGTCACGGTTTCGACCAGGAGTCGGTGCGCGTCGAGCTGCCGGTCGGGATCCTGCGCGGGCTGGACCGCCTGGCCGGGGGGCGGGTGTGACTTCGCGGCTGACGCACTCGGCGCTCGCCTACCTGGGGCGCCGGCGCAAGGTCTCGTTGCGCAAGCTCAACCGATTGAAGGGCGCGAACGGCAAGGCGACGACGGCCGCGCTGGTCAACGGCGCCGCCCTGGCCGGCGCGGCCACGGTCAACCTGGACGGCGCGGCCGGCGTGCTCCTGCTCGGCATCG